ATGGAGATTCTAACTATTTACAAATGAACATGACAACCATTGATAAAATTGGAGAGGATGCCAGCTGAAGAATGTAATAACGGAAAATGGAAATGGGGTCAAACAGGTGAGTGTAAGTATGACTCCAAAGAAGAAGCTGAGAAAGACAATGAAAATTATTACAGGGATTTAAGTGATATTGATTTAACTCCAACAAAAGGAATGGTTGAAGCGGCTCAAAGAGGGAAAGAATGGAGAGAAGAATATGGAAGAGGTGGAACTGAGGTTGGATTAAAAAGTGCAAACATGATAATCAACAATGAGTTGACTATTGAAAGAGTTAAAAAAATGTATGCATATTTTAAAAGACATGAAGTTGATAAACAAGGAGAAGGATTTACACCTGATGAAGATGGGTTTCCTTCAGCTGGAAGAATAGCTTGGGCTTTATGGGGTGGAGATGCTGGAATGAGTTGGTCAACAAAGAAAAGAAATCAGATAGAAAAAGAAGAGAAAGAAGAGAAAGGAATAAAAAATATTTGGGACAAAAAATTTGATAATACTATGGAAAAAAGAGTTTACAATATAGAAACAAGAGTTGAGAAAGATGAAAACGACAAAGAAGTTGTTGTTGGTTATGGTTCAATCTTTAACAGTAGAAGTGAAAATCTTGGTGGGTTTTATGAGTATATTGCTCCAGAAGCAATCACAGATGAAACAATCATGTCTTCTGATGTTAGAGCTTTAATTAATCATGATCCAAACTTAATTCTTGCAAGGTCTAAGAATGGTGAAGGAAACTTAATGCTTTCTGTTGATGAGAAAGGTTTAAGATATCAATTTAACATTCCTGAAACTTCTTATGGAAAAGATTTAGCAATCAATCTAAAAAATGGAAACATAAGTCAATCCTCATTTGCTTTCACAATTGCAGAAGGTGGGGACACTTGGACAACAGATGCAGAGGGAAGGGACATCAGAACAATTACAAAAATAAACAGGTTGTATGATATTAGTTCGGTTACATACCCTGCTTATTCTGAAGCTAGTTCTGACTTGGTGATTGCTCAAAGAGGATTGCAAACTTATAAAGAATCCCAGAAAAAACAAGAGGAAGAAAATGATTTAGTTAAGAGGTCGCTGGCTAAACTAAAAATTGAATTGATTAAGCGAAAAAAATAATTGTATAATATAAATAAATAAGAAAAATGAAATCAAGTATTGAATTAAAAGAATTGAGATCAGATTACATTTCTAAGCTTGAAGTTATCAAAGAAACTTGTAAAGCTGAAGAAAGAGATTTGACTTCAGACGAAAATACTGAGATGGATTCAATCCTTTCAAAGATTGATGATGTTGATGTAAAAATTGAAAGAGCTGAGAAAATTGAGGCAAACTTAAGAACTGCTGCTAAAGTTTCTGGAATTAAAGTTGAAAACAAAGTAGACAAAGATTTAAAGAAATTTAGATTCCAAGATGCAATGAAGCAAGCTTACAATGGTAAGTTAGAAGGAGTTGTAAAAGAAGCTCACGAGGAAGCAATTAATGAGTGTAGATATACAGGAGGAAATGTTAAGGGAATCGGAATCCCTTCATCTGTTTTAACAAGAGCTCAGGACTATGTTGATACAACTAACCAAAACTCTGTTGAAACAATGTCATTCACTGACCAATTAGAGGCAAACTTAGTTTTAGCTTCTGCTGGTGCTAACTTCTACTCTGGAATAAACAACATGAAGTTTCCTGTTGTTTCAGGAATAACTTCAGCTTTCCAACCAGAAACAGGTGGGACTGAAGCTGATGGAACAGGTGCTACAACTAATGTAACACTTTCTCCAAAGAAGTTAATTTCTATTGTAAACATATCACAAGAGTCATTAGTTCAAAACACTTCTATTGAAGCTGCTTTACAAAGAAATATGGCTGCTAACATTGCTGCAACAATGGAATCTGCTTTCCTTTCTGCTGCTGATGTAACTAACGCACCAACATCTTTATTAGCTGATGCAACTGCTTCAGCAACTTCTGCTTTATCTGCTGCTAATGTTTTAAAATTAGAAACTGACACTTTAGATGCTAACGTTGCTTTAGAAGGTGCAAGAATGGCTTACATAATGAATACTGCTGCTTATAGTGCTGTTAAAGGACTTGCACAGGTTTCAAATGTTTCTGCTATCTGGGATAACGCTGACAAGAGATTAAATGGATATTTTGGATTCATTACATCTAACTTGAACAACGATGGGACTGCTGGTAAAGAAGCAACTTTATTTGGAGATTTCAGAAAAGTTCACATTGCTCAATTTGGAGGTCTTGACATCCTTTTTGATCCTTACACTTATTCTGGTGTTGGAGTTCCAAGAATGGTTATTACTTCATTAGTTGATGCTGCTGCTGTTCAAGCTTCAACTTTCCACAAAATAATTGAGGCATAATTTGATTATATAACTTTAGAAAGGGGCTGGTTTTTATTAGCCAGCTCCTTTTTTTTAAAACAAAAAAAATGTATAGAAGTTTACAAGAAAATACTTTAGCAACAAATCCTTTATTCACTACAGCTGAAGCAAAAGATTTTTTGAAAGTTGATACAACAGCGGATGACACTTTGATTGATAATTTAATTAAAGCTGCAACTCAATCTTGTGAGGTTTACACAAATAGATATTTTCTTAATACTTTAGTTACTCAATATGCAGACAAATGGTCTGATATAAATACACTATACAAAAGTCCTGTTACATCAATTACTCATATAAAATATTATGATACAAGTGATTCATTACAAACTTTAGCTGGAACAGTTTATTTATTAGATGAAGTTTCTCAACCTGCAAGAATCGGATTAAAACCAAATCAATCATTTCCAAACTTAGCAGATAGAATTAATGCAATTGAAGTAAAATACACAGTTGGATATGGAGCAAGTTCATCAGATGTTCCTGAAGCAATAAGACAAGCTGTTTTGATTACAATTGGAAATTGGTATGAAAACAGACAAACAGTTATCACAGGAAGGACCGCAACAGAACTTCCATTATCAAGTCAATATTTATTAAACCAATATAAAGTTCAAGTATGCTAAGTATTGGACAACTAGATAGGAGAATAAAAATATTAGAGCCTTCCTATACAAGAAACAAGTATGGAGAGGAATCAAAAACATATGCTTTGATTTACACATTGTGGGCAAAAGTAGATTGGAAATCAAGCAACAGAAAAGAGGAGTCACAAGAACAAACAAACAGAACTGATGTTGTTTTTTATATTAGAAATCTAGGAGTTGATATTTTAACAACTTACAGAATAGAATATGAAAGTCAAACTTACATCATTCATGGAATTAAACAAATAGAAGGAAGGGAAAGAATGTTGGAATTAGCAACTAGAATAAAAGATAATCAATGAGTGGAGTTAGTGTAAAAGCACAAGGGTTGAAAGAGATTGACCAATTATTTAGACAACTTCCAAAACAAGTTAGTCAAGATAAGATTTGGGGAAAGTTTTGGAGAAAGGTTTCAAAACCATTGAAAGACGCTGCTGCTGGAAATGTTAAAGACGCAAAAAAAGACATTCCTTATCCACCTGACACTTCATTAAAAATCAGAAAAGGAACTTTAAGAGATTCAATTCAGTTTTATAGAACAAGAGCTTCAAAACAAGTATATGGGGGTTATGTTGGACCAAGAGTAAAAGGAAAGTTTAGAAAAAATAAAGGGGGATATTTTGGAGCTTGGGTTGAATATGGTCATAAAATAAAACATAAAGGAGGTATGACAAAAGACAATCCATTTATGGAAAAAGCTTTTAAAAGTAAAAGTGGAACAGTTATGTCAAATGGATTTAAAGACGCTGAAAAAATTTTTGTGAGTGCAGTAAAATCACACGAAAAAAGATTACAAAAATACGGATCATTCGGTTATTAAATGGATATAGGAAAATCAATATATAAAATTTTAAGTGATAACATTGCAGTCAGTTCAATGGTAGGAACTAGGATTGCTCCAAATGTAATGAAACAAACATCTCCATTTCCTTTCATTGTTTATGATGTTAGCTCAGTAGACCCAGAAGGACAAAAGGATTCTGTTGCATTATTGGACACAGTTGATGTGATGGTTTCAGCTTATTGCAAAACATACTCAGAGGCTTCTAAATTAGCTAACTATATAAGAACAGCTTTGGACAGAGTAAATGGAGTTTATAATGCTGTAAACATTCAAGCAATTGATTTTGATGGTTATGATGACATTTTTGATGATATGTCTGGAAGTGATGGAATATATAGAAAGTCCTTAAATTTTAATGTTAGAGTAATAAATTCTTTTAACAATATTTATTCAACTTTATTTGATGGAGTTGATGACTTTGTTTCTTTGGGAGTTTCAGGAATGAGTTCTGTAAAAAACACAGGTTCAATTTCTGCTTGGTTCAAGTTAGAAACAACTTCAGCAAGTGGGGACATCATGAGAATTTTTGAGGATTCAAATAACAATGTTAGAGTTTTTTATCATAACGCTTCAGCTGAATTAAGATGTGTTTATAAAGCTGGGGGAACAACAACTTTAGCAGTTCTAACTGATGTAATTGAAGGAGATGGAAATTGGCATCATGTAGTTGGAACATGGGACAACAATGCGGGGGATGCTGTTGCAATTTATTTGGATGGAGTTTTAAAACAATCAACATCTGGAGTTAGTGGAACATTTACAGGATCTTTTTCTTCAGCCTCTATTGGAAACAATGCAGAGGGTGGCGGATTCTGGAAAGGAAATATTGATGAAGTAGTTTTATTTAATAAAGCTTTAGATTCAACAGAAGTTTCAAATCTTTACAATGATGGACTTCCATTTAATCCAAAACCATTGGACAACATGAAAGGTTATTGGAGAATGGGTGATGGTGGTATTGTAGGAGATCCAATTGCAACATTCCCAACAATTATTGATGAAACAGGAAATAATAATGGAACAATGACAAACATGACATCTTCTGATTTTGTTGCTGATGTTCCAGAATAAAGACATGGAAAAAAAGTATGTTATAATAAATAGAAATGAGGTTGAGGCGGTTGATTTCAAAGAAGTTATTGAAACATCTCCTGCAACTTTAAGATACAGTTTGGATGGAAGTAAAACAATAATTAAATTTATTGGAGATGTTCCTTCATTTTTAGAGGGTTCAACAATTTATTCACATTCAGAAATAATTGAAATAATCAACAATCCAGATAATGGTTGGATTGACATAAATGAATAAATATGAAATTTGAATTAAAAAGAAAATATATTGTGAACTCAATAAAAACTTTAGAAGCTGGAGCAGTTATTGATGTAACACAAGAAAAATATGAGTGGCTTGAAAAAAATGGATATGGAGAGCCAGAAGAAAAAAAAGAAAAGAAAACAAAGAGAAGTTCAAAGAAAGAACAATAACAGAATTATAAATTTATAAAATAGAAAAAAAATGGCAAATGGACAATTAAATGGAACGGACCTTGGCGTTTATATTGGTGGAACATTAGTTGCTTATTCTACAAATGCAACAATCAATATTAACCACAGTCCTCGTTCTACAACAAACAAAGAATCTGGTGGGTTTGAGGAAAACATGGAAGGTTTAAGAAATTGGGATGTTAGTGTGGATGCACTTTATGCTTGGTTAGATCCTTCAGGTTCTGCAATTTCAAATGAAACTTTAAGTGAAATATTCACAGGATATTGGGCAACAAGAGCAAAATTCTCTTTAACTTTTGGAACAACAGGATCAACAACAGGGGACACAAAATATGTTGGAGATGCTTGGTTAACTTCAGTTAGTTTAACTGCACCTCTTGAGGACACTGCAACTTTTTCAGCTAGTTTTCAAGGAACAGGAGCATTGACTCAAACTATTGCTTAATAGTTAAAATTATAGCCTGCCTGTCCGTTTTCTTTTCTGAGTGGATGGGTAGGCTTATTTTTAAAAACAGAAAAGATAAAACTTAGAAAAATGAAATACGAAATATTAGAAATCGGGGAACACAAAATGCCAATAAGATTTGGATTTAACGCTTTGAGAAAATATAGTGTTATGACAGGAGCAACAATGAATGACTTAAACAAATTAGCAGAAGGAAAAATGACTTTCAATGATGCTTTTAGTTTAATTTATTGTGGACTAGAGGATGGTTACAGAGCGGCAAAACAACCATTTCATTATTCATTAGATGACGTTACAGATATGTTTGATGGTCATATGGATTGTATGGAACAAGCGTTTGAAATCTTAGGAAGAGCAATGGGAGAGAAGTCCGAAAAAAAGAACAAAGCCAAGAAAGTAAGGAAGAGCTAACTTGGCGTAAATTGGAAAAGATAGCATTCGGACAATTAGGAATGAATGTTGATGACTTTTATAATATGCTTCCAAGAGAGTTCTGGAATAAAGTTGAGGGATTTTATGAGTTGGAAAACATGAGGCAAAGAAGTGATTGGGAAAGAACAAGGTGGTCAACTTGTTTGTTGTTAAACATACAAATCCAAAAGGGTAAAAGAATAAAACCACAGGACTTGATTTTGTTTGATTGGGAGAAAGATGAAAAGAAAATTGATTTTGAAGATTTAAAAGCAAAAGCAGAATTATATAAAAAACAAATAGAACATGGCAAGTAAAGCAATTGGATTTTTAAATTTTAAGTTTGGAGCGGACTTAGGTGGATTTGAAAGAGCAATGAAAAAAGCTCAAAAGAATCTTAAAAGGTTTGGAAAAGATTTACAGAAAACAGGGAAAACTTTAACAACAAACTTAACACTTCCAATCCTTGCTTTTGGGGCTGCAAGTTTGAAGGCCTTTGATGATCAACAAAAAGCAATTGCACAGGTTGAAGCTGGTTTGAAATCAACAGGACAGGTTGCTGGATTCACTTCAAAAGAACTTCAAAAAATGGCTGCTGATTTACAAAAAACTTCATTGTTTGGAGATGAAGAAATCTTAAAAAATGCAACAGCTCAACTTCTAACTTTTACAAATATAACTGAAGAACAATTTGCAAAAACACAGGAAATTGCTTTAGACCTAGCAACTAGATTAGATGGAGATTTAAAAGGAGCTTCAATTATGCTTGGAAAAGCCTTGAATGATCCTGTTGCAAATCTTAGTGCGTTAAGTAGAGCGGGAATTCAATTTTCAGAAGATCAAAAAACTGTTGTAAAATCTTTAGTTGAATCAGGTGATATTGCTCAAGCTCAAACTATTATTTTAGAAGAACTAGAAAGACAATATGGAGGAAGTGCTGAAGCTGCTAGAAATGCGGGTCTTGGTGGTGTAGAAGCTTTAAAAAATACATTTAGTGATTTAACAGAACAAATTGGTCAAAGATTACTTCCTATTGTAACAAGATTTGCTGAGTTTTTAGTTGGATTGCTGGAGAAATTTGACAAATTAGATGAAGGAACAAAAGATAATATTGTAACATTTGGATTGATTGTTGCTGCAATAGGACCAATCTTAATTTTAGTTGGGAAATTATCAGTTGGTCTTGCGGCTGCTTCAAAAGCTTTTGCCGCTTTAAATTTAATAATGAAGGCCAATCCAATTGGTGTTGTTATTACTGTTATAGCCGCTCTAATTGGATATTTGGTTTATTTGTATAACACAAATCAAAATGTTAGAGCTTCAATAAAAGGTTTGTTTGCTGCTGCAAAAGTATATTTTAAAGGAATAGCAGACCTCGCAATGGGTTATTTTGGAGGACTTGGGAAACTCATAATTGGTGTTTTTACTTTTGACATTGATAAAATAATGGAAGGATTCAATCAGTCAAAAGATGCAATTATCAATTATGGAAAAGACATGGGAAAAGCGTTTTCTGACGCTTATAATGATGAAATGAGTAAGACTTTAGAAGAGGATATACCAGAAGAAATAACAACGGATTTCAGTAACATTTCAACTAACAATCCTTATAAAGAAATAACAAAAGACACAAATAAAGCAACTGAAGCAACAAAACAATATTCTGAAGCTTTAAATGTAATTGAAACAGACTTTTTATTTCAACAATCAGCTGTTGAAGATAGGTTCAAAAACATCATTGAATGGACTAAAAAATTAACACAGGAACAACAAATAGCACAATCTGGTTTTCAAATGTTTGGAGATATTTTAACAAGTTCATTGGATGACGCTTTAAGTTCTCAAGAAAAGTTCTTTCCAATTTTCATTGCAAACATTAAAAAAGCTATACAATCTTTATTAGTTCAATTAGCAGTTATGACTTTGATCAGCGCAATAATGCCCGCAAGTTTAGGGGGTGTAGGAAAAGCGGCTTTTTCATCAAAAAACATAATGGGTAATATTGGAAGTATTATGGGATTTGCTGATGGTGGATTAGTTACAGGACCAACAACAGCTCTTATTGGAGAGGGTATTGGAACAACTGCTTCAAATCCTGAAGTTGTCGCCCCATTAGATAGGTTAAAACAATTTATGGGGGGTGGAAGTCAAAATGTAGTTGTTGAAGGAGTTATTAAAGGAAATGACATATTTTTAAGTAATAGAAACACAGGTTATAACAGACAAAGAAGCGTTTAATGGCATTAGGTAAAAAATATTTTATTGATTACAAATCAATGGCAAATGAGGATTTCACAATGGAAATCTGGGTTGAAGGTTCAACAGTTGCGGCAACAGAAATCAATCTTGGAAGTTCTGGTCCTGAAATAAAATATGAAACAAGCAATCAAGAAAAGTTTTCTTACATTTTAGCTAGTTCTTTAGACATTCCTTTTATAGTTGAAAATACGGGTCATGCTGATTTCATACAGGATTTAAGAGATGGAACTTTACAAGAAAAAGATGTTTATGTTCATTTATATAATGATAGAGATACAACAAGGCCTTTGTGGAGTGGTTTTTTAATTATGGACTTAGCTGCTCAAGAAGATCTTTCTTTTCCTTATGAAGTAAAATTAACTGCAATTGATGGACTTTCTTTATTAAAAGATCAACCATTTGTTAGAGATACAAATTTAGACACAGGGAGTGCAGTTGAGTTTCCTTATGACGTAAATGATGTTTATTGGAACAATTACACAAAAATAACAAATTGGATAAAAATAATACTAGAAAAAACAGGATCAGCCTTAACAACTCAAGGATCAAACGCAAATTATACTTATAAAACATCTGTAAATTGGTATAACTCAACAATGCCAAGCACAGGTCAAGCTGATGACCCTTTGTTTTGGACACAATGTAAAATTAACTCCTTATATGATAGGGATGAAAATGGTATTTACACTCCACAATCAACTTATGAAGTTTTAGAAGCTTTATGTAAAAATTGGGGAATGAGATGTGTTTATTGGCACCACACATTTCACTTTGTTCAAATTGCAGAATATGAAGCAAGTGAAACAGGAACACCGACCTCCCAAGATAACATTAATACAAGAGAATATTTTTATACAGGAACAAGGAGATCAGATGAAGCAACCATTGGTGAATCTAATTTTGGACTTTATGATTTACAATTTGAGAATGTTACAAATGTAAACAATGCGGGGCTTCAAAAATTAGCTGGGACAAAATATGATTTTTACGCTCCAATAAAAAAAGTAATTGGAAATTTTAGAGTATTAGCAGATGAAAACCAATTTCAAGGATTTCCAGAATTAGACCAAACAACAAACACAGGAGATTTAATTTATTCAAAAGATATTTCAAGTTATGTTGACGCTGCAAACAATGATGGATGGTTTTGTCAAATACTTTTAAATTTTTCAAATATAACATCAAGAAATTCAACAAGTATTTCAAGCCAACCAAAAGTCCTTGACATGAAAATGTGTTTTTCTATTAGAGCAAGACAAGCGGGAACAACTCCTTACACAAAAATGCTAACAGAATCAGGGGGAACTTTAACATGGTCAACTTATACAGCTCCAACATCCACAAATAACGTTCCTGATGACATGATAAATAGATATATTACTTATATACCTATTGGGACAAGTCAAAGATTGGTTTGGGAATCTTCTGGATATACAAACGGCGTAATACCAACAGATTCGGCTTTTACAGGGGAATGGGAGTTTGAGTTTTTTACTTATACAAATGCAAATTTAGTTAGTGCAAATAACATTGATTATCATGGGGCTTTATACACGGCAGGAAATCAGAGTTTTTCTCAATACAGAGCGGGAACAACAGACACAACTTTTGATTATTCAGATGTTTTTGATTCAAACAATAATTTTGAAGGAATATTTGCTCAAGTTGCTGCTGGTTCTATTGGTAACAATGCAATTAATACAGAATATACAAGTTCAACATCTGACTCCTACACTTTAAAAGTAGAAAATTTATATTGGGGAGATAGTCCTTTAGTTGATAACGCTTCTGCTTTAAGGGTTTGGAATGGTTCGGCATTTGTTAAAGCTGATCCAAGTGGTGATTGGGGGAAAGGAACGTTGTCTGGAACTTTAAACTTTAACAAACTTCTTGCAACAGAAATAATGAAATGTCAACATTCGGCTTCTCAAAGAATGAACGTTTCTTCTGCTTTAAGTGAAACAGATAAATTGAAATCAACAAAGTTAAAAATGGTCAATCCTGTTGGAAGGTTAAAAGACATAAATTCTGAAAAATATGTTTTCCTAAGTGGATCTTATAACACTTTAAGAGATCAATGGAGTGGCGTTTGGTTTCAGTTTACTTATGATTCTGGAATTGTAGTTACAACAGCTGATGAAAGTCAAACAGGTCCTTTGTCTGGTCCTGTTTTAGGTGGAACAGCTCAAGGAAACTCTTTTGGAAATGGTGCTCAAATGAGTTGGCAACCATGGGGAGCAACTACAATAAGTCAAAGGGTCGCTGCTGGAACAATTACTTCAATTAGTATTAATCCAACTGATTTGGACCTTATTAAAACAGGGGACAAAATATTTGTTACTGACAATAAAAGTGGGGAGGGAATAGAGTTTGAAGCTTCGGCGGATGTTGGAAGAACAGACACTTCAATTTCAGTTGTTTCAAAATCAATTACAAAAGACATTAGGGAGGGAGCTGTTGTTGGTATAGATAAAACTAATTTATTTGAACAATACCAAAGAAAAACAGAGGGGTCTATTGGTGGAATGCCAGTTACTGCAAACTCAATTGGAAAATATTCAATCACAGGTGGAAACTATTACATGGTTGGAGTGGACACTCTTTATGTAAAAATACTTCCAACAGATTTTATGGTAAATGATGACGCTTCAAGTCCAGATATTACTCCAGCTGTTTTTGGAGATGGAACAAACACAGGGGTTTCAGTAGAAAACACAGCTCAAGAACTTATTGCAACAGTAAACATTCCAAGTGGAACAACAGCAACAGAAGTTTATATTTGGGGAAGTAATACAACAAAATCTGTTGAGGTTTATGAAATGGATATTAATGCAAATGGAAAAGGTTCAACAGTGGGAACAGGAACAACAGATGGAGCTGCAATTAGCATTGGAACAATTGCTTCATCTGATACAAATTATTTAATGATAAAAGTTTTAGTTTCATCAACAAATCACAGGATTTGGGGTGGAAAGGTAACATTAACACAAAATTAAAATGAAAGATAATACAAAAGATATTCTGGACTTATCAATTGCAAATGGGGGAGCAATTGGATTAAGTTTAGCAGAAGTGAATGAAGTTCTCCTTACAATCTCAATAATATTGGCAATATGTGTTTCTTTAGTAAAACTCCTAAAAAAGAGAAAATGAAACTTAGATATTTTCAATTAAAAGAATTTGATTCTCCAGATCAAAAAGGTTCTGGAAAAAAGATGGACAAAACATTTCTTTTGTTTTTGGATGAGTTACGTCATAGATGCGGATTTCCTTTTAAAATAACAAGTGGATTCAGAACAGAAGCTTATCAAGAAGATTTGAGAAGAAGAGGTTATAAAACAGCAAAAAAAGGAACATCTCCACATTTGGAGGGAATTGCTGCTGATGTGGCAATTACAGACTCATATAAAAGAGCTTTATTTGTTGCGTTTACATTGGAGTTAGCGGGTGAATTAGACCTTCCTTTTCGGTTGGGAATAGCTGGAAAAGATAAAGGAAATTTTATTCATATTGATATAAGTGAAAAACTAACTTCTCCAAAGATTTGGATTTATTAACAGAGTATATTTAACAACTTAAAAAAAATTATAAAAAATGAAAAAATTTATTTGTAAATTGGTGGCATTCATAACATTTAACAAAATATGTTTTGATTACTGTAAAAACAATTGTTCTAAAAAATGAATTTTATAACAAAGATTTTTAAAGCTTCAGACCTTGTGAAAGAGGTTGGAAATGTAGCTGATGAATTAATAACATCTCAAGAAGAAAAACTGATTCTAAAAAAAGAATTAGAAGAAAAGATTTTGGAACATGAGTCAAGCATGCAGTCCGAAATAACAGAAAGATGGAAGGCAGACATGAACTCAGATTCATGGCTTTCTAAAAACATTAGACCTTTAACATTGGTTTTTTTGTTGTTTACACTAACGATTTTCACTTTGGTTGATTTTAGTTTTATTGATCTAAATATCAAGGACGCTTGGATTAACCTTTGGCAGACCTTAGCCATAACAGCTTTTGGAGCTTATTTTGGTGGTCGTTCTTGGGAGAAAATCAAAAGAAAAAATGCGAAATAAATATTTAGACTATAAAGAAGAAATTCTTGAGTTGTTTGAAAATGGAGTTGGATTTGCTGAAATAGGTAGACATCTTATTGATAAATACCATTTTGACGTTTCTCCAGATTACATGAGAAAACAAGTTTCAATGGTTGTTTCTTATGTTTTAGTTGATAAGGACATTGTTAAACACAATGTAAAGTTAGCAAAACAAAAACAAAGAGCTCAAGACCTCAACAGAATAGCAAACAAATCATTTAGAGAGTATGCAAGAGAGGAAAACGCTTTGATGGAATATAACAAGGCTTTGATAAAGATATTAAAGGAAAACTCATTAAAAACATCTCTAAAGAAACATAAGGTCAAAAAAGGTTCTGTTGCAGTGGTTCAAATAGCAGACACCCATTTTAACGAATTGGTAGATATTGACAACAACAAATATGATTTTAAGATTGCTTCCAAAAGATTACAAAAATTTGCTTATTATGTAAAACAATACGCAAAATTAAACAATGTAAGTTCATTTTTAGTTGCTATAACAGGTGATCTCCTAAATTCTGATAGAAGGTTAGATGAAAAGTTAGCAATGTCTACAAACAGAGCAAAAGCAACTTTTTTAGGGGTTCATTTATTAAAACACTTTTTGTTGGATTTACAGGAATTTGCAGAAGTCAAGGTTTGCTGTGTTACGGGAAACGAATCAAGAGTTCATCAAGAACTTGGATGGGTTGATCTTGTTGCAAGTGATAACTATGATTTTACAATCTTTGAAATGTTAAGGCTGTTGATTCCTGAAATGGATTTTATAAGAGGTGACAATGCCTTGGAGTTAGTTGTTGAGGTAGGGGGAAAAAATATGTTGGTCATTCATGGACATCAATTGGGAAAAATGGGTTCAAGTGAGGTTGGAAAAGTTGTTTCTAAATATTCACATAAAGGGATTTTAATTGATTTTATTATTTGTGGACATTTACATGAAACAATGATAAAAGATTCAATTGCAAGAAGTGCTTCTTTAGTAGGTCCAAACGCTTATTCTGACAAAGCTTTGAATCTTAGTGGAACGGCGGCTCAGAATGTTTACTTCTTTACAAAAGATGGAAGGCAAGATGTGAGAATTGATTTACAAGAAACAGAAACTTGGGTTGGATATGATATAGACGAACAACTTTTCTCCTATAATGCTAAGTCATTACAAAAAACATATAAAAAAGACACTATATTTAAAATTATTATATAGATTTGCAATCACATTTTTTAGTTAGTTAATAGTTTTTTAAGGGCTGTATTTATTTAGATACAGCTCTTTTTTTTCTTAGTTTTCACAAAAATTAAAGGAAAATCAACGAAATTGAGTAGTTCTTAACACTAAAAAAACACAAAAAACACCACAAAAAACACTTAAAAAATAGTGATTTACTAGATAAGAAAAAAAATATTTAAAAAAAACTTAAAAAAGTTTTTAATTGTTAAAAAGTTCTTATGTTTGGATTATTAAAATTAAAAAAATGGAAAACTTAAAAAAGAACATCTACAAAATTATTGAAAATGGTGAACACATTAACACATTGGACGCCACAAATAGAATAATGGACTTGACTAATGTTTATTTGGCAAAGCAAACAATTGAAATAATAAACAATATTTTAAACACATATATTCTTGATCATATCAGCGTTAAAGCTTTAGAATCAAAAAGGGATGAATTGATTGAATTAAATAAATAATATTATGTATAAAATAACTAACAAAAAATCAGGATTTATTCAATATAGAAACGCTGAGGAAACAGCAAGTTTTGTATTTAAAAACAATAAATCAAATTACACAATTGAAGAAATATCAGAGTTTGATTTAACAAAATATGAAAACTTTATTTATGGAGCTTTAATTGTTGTAACTTTTGTATTAACATTTTTTCTTTTACAATTTTAATTATGACCAAAAAAGAAAGATTAAATTCACTATATAAAGACAACTCCTTAACTAAAGAGGATGTTTACACTGATAAGAGAGGATTTACTATAATAACAAGGTCTGGAATTGAACAGATTCAGTGGAACAATAAAATTGACGTAAAGTTTGAAATCATAAGTTCAGAACTTGGAAACATTATAATTAAAGCAACATCATTTCAAGATGGAGAAAGAAAATGTGAAACATATGGATCAGCTTCAAAAGATAACTGTTTTCAGAAGTTTCCTGTTGAGATTGCTGAGAAAAGGGCTTTAGCTCGTGTAATTATCAAAACAATGGGTTTAACGAACACTTTAGGAAAAGATGAGGTTGACTTTCAAATCAATAAAAAAACTAAAGCAAAATGAAAATAAGTCAATCCATGCTTAGGGATTTTTATAATTCAGAATATTGCAAAATTAAATGGGAGGAAGTTTATTTAAACAACTTTAGAACAAAACCAAGTGATGCAATGTTGGATGGTTTGGTGTTTGAACAAAATGTAATTGGAGAAAGTAGGGGTGGGGAAGTTTACGAAATACCAAAAGGCAAAACGGGCAAACCATTAAAAAGAGAAACAGACCTTCTTTCTTTAGCTGAGAATTCAAAACAGATGTTAAAGGATTTGGAGATTGAATTGATTGAGGTTCAACCTGAATGGGAAACAGATGATCTTATTGGACATCCAGACGCTTTAATAAAGTATAAAGGAGAACTTGCAATAATGGATTTAAAATATACATCAATGAAAGAAGATGAAAACTGCAAGTGGAATCCTTACGGATGGTCAAATTTAGTTGATGAAAATACAGGGGAAATATATAAGGACTTTACTCAAGCGATCCATTATATTGAAATGTATTATCAAATGAAAGGAGTTTATCTCCCATTTTTTTATGTTATTTTTGGAAAATCTGGATGGAGCAAATTTGTCTTAATTGAAGCGTCAAAAGAAAAGATTGAAGAACATAAAAACAAAATAAAACGATTTAAAAAGGATTTAAAGAACTTCAAACCATTTGGGGTGGACAACTATTCAATTTGCAGAAAATGTCCTGTAATGTGTAATAAAAGGGTTTTAAAACCAAATTTAATCCAAATACTATACTAATGAATTTAAGAAATACAGAAAGAATGGAAGTCGCAAAGTATGTGATTTCAAAGATGTGGAAATGTGAAGCCTTGGAGTTTACACAAATGAAAAAAAGAAATAAAAACATTATAAATGCAAGAATGTTTTTTATATATTATTTGTGGAAATATTTAGAAGTTCCTCATATGAAAATGAAAAATTATATTCATGGAATGCACCATGCAACCTCCATTTATCATTGTAGAAAATTAGAACAAGAGCTTGAACTTTATAAAGACATAAGAAAAAAATTTATAACTTTTTTATATTATTCAGACAACAGAGAATATGTAAAAATGAAAATAGATATGACATTTCCAATGGAAGTGATGGAGAACTTAGAATTAAATCAAAAATACTTATATTAAATGAAAATTACAGGAAAATTAGCAAAAGTGCTAGACAGACAAACAGGAATTTCAAAAGCTGGAAAAGAATGGCAAAAACAGAGTTTTGTTTTGGACACTGGTTCGGACTTTAACAATGAGATTTGTATTGATACTTTTGGAGATAAAATTGAATTGATCCAGAACTTAAAAATTGGAGCAAACATTGAAGTCAAATTAAATGTTAGTTCTAAAGAATTTAAAGGGAGATATTATCATAACATCTCAGCTTGGGAAATTAATTTAATTGATGGAGTTGCAGACCATACTGTTGAATCTGATGAAATGCCGTTCTAATGTTGAAAGGTTACGAAAACATCAATTTTGAACTTTGTGAGGATGACCTTAAATGGATTGGTCCTTTTAAAAAAGCTTTGGAAAGAAGGATTGGAAAAGAAAACGCTGTAACAAACAAAGAAATCCAAGAAAAAACGGGGTTGTCTTCACAAAAAGTTCATAAGATAATTCAACATTTGAGAGTTAACAATTTAGTTGCTGGAATCTGTTCAAATGGGAGAGGTTATTATATAGCAAAAAACATGACTGAATTGGATGAATGTTTGGACTCATTAAGACAAAGAATATTCTCACAAATGAAAACATTGCATTGCTTAGAAAAGCAAGATGTGATGTTTGGTGGGGTTGGACAATTGACAATATTTGATTGATGAAAATAAAAAGAATACAAAAAAGTAAAAACTACTCAATCATTTCAAATGAAATATTAAAAAGAAAAGATTTGAGTTTAAAAGCAAAAGGATTGATGTCTTTAATTTTATCACTTCCAGATGATTGGGATTTGAATGTAAATGGTTTGGTTAAGATTGTAAAAGAGTCAAAAAACACATTATACTCAATTCTTAAGGAATTAAATGGGTTTGGATATGTAGAGAGAAACAGAATTACAGATAGTTCAGGAAAAGTCATTAAATGGGAGTTGATTGTTTATGAGAACCCACATACCAAAAAACCAGAACCCAAAAATCCAGATGTGGAAAAGTGCACACAAATAAAGACTAATATAAAACAAAATACTAATTTAACAAAGCACACTAAAGAAAAATTTTCAATTGAAGTTTTTGAGATGGGTATTTTAAACAAAGAGGAGTCAAATAATTTCATTGATTATTGGTCCGAAAAAAACAAGAAGGGAAAAATGAGATGGGAACTTCAAAAGACATGGGATTTAAGTTTAAGAATGAAAAGATGGAAAAGAACTTCCAAAATTTCAGGAAGGTCAAAAATAGAAAATCAAATGAGTGCTCATTATGGGGCTTTGGAATTATTGGAAAAGAAATATGGGAATTAATTTACACAATAGGGACTGTATGTTAGCTTTAAAGGAATTTAAAGATAATCAATTTGAATTGGCAATAGTAGACCCTCCTTATGGCATTGATATAATTAAGAATGGTAACGTGGGAGGTAGTAATGCGGCTAAACACAAAGAATATAAAATCAAAGATTGGGATAAAAAAACTCCAGATACAAAATATTTTATTGAATTACAAAGAGTTTCAAAAAATCAAATTATGTTTGGAGCAAATTATTATATAAGTAAAATAAAAAATTGTAATAGTAGGTGCTGGATAGTATGGGATAAAGACAATACAGGGAATTTTGCAGATTGTGAATTAGCTTGGACTTCTTTCAACACCTCAGTTAGAAAGTTTAAATGGAGATGGAATGGAATGATTCAACAAAATATGAAAAATAAAGAAATAAAAATCCATCCAACTCAAAAACCTGTAAAACTTTATGAATGGCTCTTAATGAACTACGCAAAAGAGGGAAATAAGATATTAGACACTCATTTAGGATCAGGAAGTATTGCTATTGCTTGCCACAATTTAGGTTTTGATTTAGAAGGTTACGAATTAGACACTGAGTATTTTGAAGCCGCAACAAAAAGATTAAAACAACATACTAAACAACAAAGATTATTTTAATATGATAAATTTATATAATAAGGACTGTATGTTAGCTTTAAAAGAATTTAAAGACAATCAATTTGACTTAGCGATAGTGGACCCTCCTTATGGAATAGGAGCTTCTATTGGTATGGGGGAACATTCAAAAAGAAAATATAAAAATAAAAATAAAGATTGGGATAATAAAACACCATCAAAATATTATTGGGAACAGTTATTTAGAATTTCAAAAAATCAGATTGTTTGTGGTGCAAATTATTTTATAGAACATTTATATTCTACAAAGTCATTTATTGCTTGGATTAAAAACAACCCTGCTCCAGACTTTGCAAAAGCCGAGTTGATTTGGACCTCATACAATAAGAACGCTCAAGTTTATGATATGAATGGAATACAAATACAACATAAAATCTTATGGGATGGAGGTAGTATACATCCAACACAAAAGCCCGTTTCTTTATACGAATGGTTGCTAATGAATTATGCAAAAGAAGGCGATAAAATTCTAGATACTCACCTTGGAAGCGGCTCAATTGCAATTGCGTGCCACAAATTAGGATTTGATTTAGAGGGTTACGAATTAGACAAAGAATATTTTGAAGCGGCAACAAAAAGATTAAAAGAACATCAATCACAATTAAGGTTATTATGAAAAAAAACAAAGAACAAACTTTAAATCCTGTTGGAAAAGCGAGAATCATTGCAGATAGTTTAACAACAGATGTTAGATTACAAAACAAATTATTGGAAATACTAACGAGCAACTTAACTATTGAACAAATTGACAAAATATATGATGAAAGAATTAACTAAAAAATGTATTGGATTAATAAGTTCAAGTTTGGTTCAATTAGGACAAACAAAAACAGATAAGGACATTCTTATTCTTGCTTCAACATTAGCTGAGGACCTTGTCAGAGATTTTCCAAGAATGGAATGGAAAGACATTGAGGAAGCATTCAGAACAGGAATTAGAGAAACTGATGAATTTAGTTTGAATGTTAAGACCTACTACAAATGGATTAAACATCAAAAAAAAATCATTTATGAGGATCAATGGAATCAAGAAAACAAACTTCATTATTCAGAGGATAAGCGTCTAAAATATAGATCAAGAAATAAAACAGGACTTCTAACAATTAATAAATTAATAAAATGATAAACAGATTTAAAAAAAGAGCCTACAAAACAAAAGACAAATCTTTGTTTCATAAATGGTTAAAAGAAGAAGGGTTCAACAGAGTTGGAATGTCAATTGACTTGGATGTTACTGAGGCAACAATTGATAGATACATGAGAGAACCAGAGAGATTGACCTTGAAACAAATTAAAATTATTTGTGAATCAACCAAAGTAGATAGTAACTTCATAATGGATTTAATATGGAATTGAGAGAATTAACCCCACCAGAAGGAAAGTTTTATCAGTGTGAACTTTGTTATAATGAAGCAATTGACATGGACACTTATTGTGAGGAACACCAAAGATGTTTTGATTGTGGAGAAAGAGAGGTTTGTAATGAGGACTGTTTATATCAACCATTAATTGAACAATATAACAGAAACAGACCTTACAAAGATTTTATTTATCATGTTAATCAAATAAAATGACATACATTCTAATTACAACATTTTTAGTAGGATTTATTTTGGGTATTTATACAATCTCACAAATAGACAAATGAAAAAGAAAATTATAAGTTATAAAGAACTAAACGATTTAACAAAAGGATTGATTTTTGATAGTTTAAAATACAATAAAACAATTCCAGAGATCGCAAAACATTTTAATTGCACTGTTATAACAATCAACAGAGTAATTGAGGAGAGATTAAATATTAACAAAAGCATGTTAAAAACCAAAAAGAATGGATAAATTAGATGAAATAATACACCGAATAAAACAACATCAACCGCTGATAATTATAATTTTTATATATTTGTTGGCAATAATACTTTTAATATGAAAGAATTAAAACAGGTTTGCGAGTTAATTGGATATATAATTACAGCAATAATTGCTTTGCCATTTATTATAATTTCACTAATATTAATATATATATTTAAAGCATTTGAAACACTTTGGAAAAATCCAGAAAGGTAAAATTGTTTTTGATGACAAAGCCAAATTCATTGATGATGTTTCTAAAATGTCAGATGGAATAAGAGTTGTTATTGAAGTCAGAGAAGCCGAAAATGTAAGGACTAACAATCAAAACAGATTGTGGTGGTCTTGGATGAATATAATTGGAAATGAACTTGGTTATGATAAACAAAGTATTCATGACATTTTGAAATATAAATTCTTATTAAAAGAAGAAATGATTGATGGAGAGATCCATCAGAGTTTAAAATCAACAACAACCTTAACAAAGAAAGAGTTTCAAAAACTAACTCAGGATGTTTTCTATTGGGCAAATGATACGTTTAATATAAACCTTCCAAATGAGTGAGGAAAGGTTACAGTCAGAGGTTGTAAAATATATTCGGTTACAATATCCAAAGGTTAGATTCTGTGCTTCATTGGGTGGAATATATACAGGACCAAGGCAGGCAACCAAAGCAAAGAGAACAGGTTATTCAAGAGGGTTTCCTGATCTACAAATCTGTGAGGCAAGAAATGGTTATCATGGTTTATTCATTGAAATAAAAACTCACAAGGGAAGAGCAACTCAAGTTCAAAAGGAATGGATTGAAGCCTTAAATGAAAGAGGATATAAGGCAGAGATATGTAAAGGACTTCCAGCAATATTAGATTTATTAGACAATTACTTAAATGAAAAAGGTTAGTTCAAAACAAAGTAAAATAAACAAAGAACTTAAAAGAGTTTATAAAGAGATCAGTCAAGAGAGAGGACACTATTGTTCTGGATGTGGAAGGTCTGATGTTCCATTGAGTCATTCACATATTATTCCAAGAAGTAGGCGTCCTGATTTACAAACAGATAAAAAAAACATTACATATCATTGTTTAAGTATGGGAGAAAGAAAAGGTTGTCATGATATATGGGAGGGAATAAACAGAGATAGATTGATTGACTACCACAAGAACATGGAATATATATTAGAAGTAGACCCTGAATATTATTTTTTAATTACTGAATAAATGCCAAAGAAAAGAAAACTTAATTCAAACAATCCTAAATATAAAAAGGATGTTGAAGTGAAACAATATAAAAAGAAATTAGTAAAAGAAACACCAATGTTCAAGATGTATTTCCTATACGAAATTAATAATGCCTAAACTACCTAAAGCTAAACAAAGACCTTGGATTCCAAAGAAACCTCAACATCTCAGGGAAGTTGATAACGCTTCATTCTATAACTCAAAGAGATGGAGAGCTTTAAGGAATTACTTTATACAAAAGAATCCTTTGTGTGCACAATGTAAAAGAGAAGGAGAGGTTAAGGGGGCTCAATGTGTAGATCATATAAAACCAATAACAATGGGGGGGAGTATGATTGACCAAAAAAATTTACAAAGTTTGTGTAATAGTTGCCATGCTAAAAAATCAGGTAGAGAAGCGGCTGAAAAAAGAAATAATGTTAAAACATATAAAAAGAGTTAATACTATAAAAATAAAAAAATGTATGGGAGGGGGTCAAAACATCTTAAAAGGTAACTCACAGAACAT